TAGATAATCACGAGTGGACACACTGCTATGGCAATGCTTTGAATGACGAGTATAGATACAGATATGGCAAAGAGCATAAGTCCATACATGAAGTAGTAAATAAATTACCAGAGACAGTACATATGCAAAGAGTAGGTTTTACTGAGTTCGGACTAGCAATGCCAGACGACCTCAAAGACTATGATAATCCAATAGAATCTTACAGAGCCTATTATCATCTAGACAAAGCTACCTTTGCGAGTTGGAAATTCAGAGATAAACCACATTGGTGGAACGAGGACTATGCAGACTATGAGAATAGAATTACAAGAACTCCCTAGATTATCAGTATATTTCCCAAGTAACTGGACACAATTACAGGTAGACACTTGGTTAGCCAAGTGGTATAAGAACAACAGACAGACACATTAAGGACAGACATGACAGACCAACAAAAATTTAATGACTACGCAAGATTCGTAGACATAACAACATCAGCAACAAGTAAGAATACTGATGCAATGCTAAGCAGAATGGATATACTGCAAGGAACTACTAGCCATAAGGGCGAAGAAAGAACAGAAGAAATGCAAGTAGCAAGACTATTAACATCAGTTATCGGAATGATGGCTGAGAGTGGAGAGTTTGCTGAAGTAGTAAAGAAAAAAATATTCCAAGCAGATACACAGTTTACAGAAGATGAAATATTCCACATGAAAAGAGAGCTAGGAGATGTTCTTTGGTACTGGGTGCAAGGTTGCACAGCTTTAGGCTTTACTCCTCACGAAGTAATGGAAGAAAACATTAAAAAACTAGAGCAAAGATACCCAAATGGTTTCGAAGTAATACGCTCTGAAGTGAGAGCAGATGGGGATATTTAGTAAGAAACCTCAACGAAAAGCTAATAGTAAGTATAAATTCAATGAGGACATAATCCTAAAGAAGTTAGAAGTCTATATAGACGGAACGTACGACCAACACTATAGCACAGATAAAATTCAAGCCACTGAGTTTATTATAGACTCCGGTATGGGCGAAGGCTTTTGCATGGGTAATATTATCAAGTATGCAAAACGTTATGGAAAGAAAGCAGGTAAGAATGATTTAGACCTGCTAAAGATTATGCATTATACAATTATTCTATTAGGGAGCAAAAATGAAAATAGTTAGAAAGAAGTCTCACGAAAAACTGGATGATGTAAACATACAAAGAGTATTGGACTATTTAAGACAAGATAAACCAATAACAAAAAAAGAAGCATGTGCCATGCTAAACATAAGCTACAATACTACTCGATTGACTAGTATTATGGTAGACTTTGAAGAAACACTAGAGTTTAGAGCAAAGAGAAAATCACAGAACAGGGGTAGAAAGGCAACTAACCACGAAATTAAACAGTCTATAGAAATGTACTTAGATGAACAACCCGTATCTAGCATTGCAAGTGCTTTGTATCGTTCGAGTACATTCGTTAGAAATCTGTTAGATAGAGTAGGTGTGCCACAAAAAAGACCCAAAACCTTACAAGGTATGAGTGAGAAAACAGGATATTTGCCAGATGAGTGTGTATCTGAAAGTTTCGAGCAAGGTGAAAAAGTATGGTGTGCTAGATACGACCTTCCTGCTAGAATAATAAAGGGAGCATATGACAGTAGATATGACTGTATAGTATATCATATCTATGTTATAGAACTAACAAATTTTGAGTCCAAGTATTTTGGACACATACAAGAAGGGGGTTTCCATGCTCACTTCGCCTCTTATGACTTAGGTAGTTTAAGACACTTAAATAAGTACGATATAAATATCTAAGAACACAGGGAGTGTAACAATGGAAATATGGACAATATTCGGTTCATTATGGCTGAGTCTATGGGTTATGGCAGTATGGAAAACTTATCCAGCTATCATTACTTTAGTATCAAACTATGAGAGTGGTCGAATAATAACGGATTATAGAACAATACACGCTGTCTTATATTTGGTAGTAATGTTTTTCTTAAGCCCTTTCGTTTGGCAAGTATGCTTTTTCGAAGAGCCTAGAAAAAGATTTATAGTATCATATGTACACAGCATATTAAAAGGAGAAGATAAATGAACGATAGAATTAGAGAAGCTTTAAAGCTAAAGTATTTAGGAATGATTGCTGGAGCAGAAGTAAATGTTAGGATTTATCTTAAAAATCCTGTAGGAATTGGCGAACATGCCGACATCGTTGGAGCAATAGACGAGCAGATTGAAATAGCTGCAAACGCTCAAGAAAAGCTGGACTGGATTGAAAACCTAAAGTACTAGGAAAGTAAAAATAGTTCTTGACATCGCACTCATTTTTCTGTATAATATATATTAATGAGTGATAGATATTATAACCAAATGAGAGATTTAACAGGATGGTGCCACGGCATGCCTGAATACCTCAAAACAAAACGGAGAAGAAGAATGGCTTGGACAGATGAATCAAAAGCAGAAGCAGTAGAAATGTATGTAGAACAGGAACCAACACCTGAGACTAGCATGGAAGTTGTAAAGGACATTGCTGACCACCTAGGCGAAAGCCCTAATGGTGTCAGAATGATACTTACTAAAGCTGGCGTTTATGTCAAGAAGTCACCTGCTACAGGAGCTGCTAAATCTAGCGGTGGTGGTAGTGCAAGAGTAAGTAAAGCTGATGCAGCTGAAGCCCTAACAAGTGCTTTAACTGATGCAGGTCAAGAAATCGATGCAGATATTATCGATAAATTGACTGGTAAGGCTTCTGTTTACTTTACAGGTGTACTGAACAACATAAACAAAGGTTAGTTACAAAATACTCCATTACTAAAGAAAGAGTTTTCTTAATAGTAATGGAGTATTATAGTGAAAAAAGATGAGTTCTTAAGAACTGTATCTGATTGTGGAGACGCAATCATAACCTATAGGTCTACAAACAGTAGAAAATTAAAGTATAATGTTTGTACCCTAGACTTCGATAACAAGTATATCCAAAGCAAGAAGAATCGTGCTAAGGAAACCCCAGATTCAGTTTTACTGTTCTGTTGGGATACTGATAGTTATCGCCTATTACAACCTAAGAATGTTACTAGTATACAACCTTTGAGTTCTATACTTAGGAACAAACGATGAAGTTGCATGAAGCCCCTGAGTTATATGAAAAAGTAATCTCTGAAAATGAAGAGGGGACGGAGCAAGTCAAATTAACTATAAATACTTTCTACGATACAGAGTATCTGCATTTAAGGAAGTATTATCTCGACTTCGATGGCGACTTCAAGCCTTCAAAGGACGGGATAGCGATGAAGCTAGACTTTAATAATTCGAAAGGATTGTTTGAGGGACTAGTGGAAATATTATCATTAGCAGAGAGTAAGAGTATTCTTGAGACGCACTTCAAGGATATTTTAGACGAAATTTACCTTCCGTGAATTTAGTTCTTGACTTTGCTTGTGATTTTTGATATAATATATAAATGGAAAAGATAAAAGAAGTACTACAGCAAGCGTCCGAAGATTACTATAATGGTAAACCTTCGATGTCAGATGAACAATTTGATAAGTTAGCTGAGTATGCTAAGTATGACGAAGTCGGTTTCTCTAGTAGAGACAATAGAGTTCCTCATGCGTTTCAGATGTATTCATTACAGAAGATTTTTTCCAATGAGATGAATGATAAGCAACCTTTTGGTAGCTATAAGGGAAGCATTACTGTTTCTCCTAAGCTAGACGGAGCTGCTGTTTCATTAATCTATGTTTCGGGACAACTACATAAAGCCCTTACTCGAGGAGACGGAAAGCGTGGTCTGGATATTACAGAACACATGAAGTCTCTAGTACCTAATTCGTTAGGCAAGTTTACGGGCAAGTTACTTCAGATTACTGGAGAAGTAGTTGCTCCCAAAACTATCAGGAACGCTCGGAACTATGCCGCAGGCGCTCTCAACCTTAAAGATACATCAGAGTTTCAAGAAAGGGACTTGCGCTTCATAGCTTATGGAGTTCAGGAATCATGGAATGAGTCTTGGAGTAAAGATATGTCTTACTTAGAATCGTTTGGTTTCGATACAGTTCTGTCTAATGACTGGACTGCGTACCCTGACGATGGACTTGTGTTTCGTATAGACAGCTACAAGGATTTCGATTCTTTAGGTCATACCTCTAAGCACCCTCGAGGTGCATATGCGTTGAAAATGCGCAATGAAGGAGTTATCACTAAACTAGTAGATGTTAGATGGAATGTAGGCAAGTCAGGGGTTGTAGCTCCTGTAGCTATTCTTGAACCTATTGATATAGATGGCGCTACTGTAAGTAGGGCAACTCTACACAATATGCGTTACATAAATGACCTTAATTTAGAGATAGGTTGTTTAGTTGAAGTAATAAGAAGTGGAGAAATCATACCTAGAATTGTGTCAAGAGCCAATTAGTGGCAAGTAAAGGCATATACAATCAAACATACTTCGAGAATAACCCAGAAGAAAGGGACAGAGAAGGTGTGCTCTACGGAATTGTACTAGTAAATACAAAGACATTCGAGAGAGAATGCATCAAGGTAGGAATAGCCAGTGGAAAAGATTGGCGACATATTATAAAGCGTAGCAGGGGCTTCAAAGGATACGATATTCGTATACAGAAGGTTTGGAGCAGCACTCTTTATAATGTGTGGGCACACGAAGTGTACCTACATGAAATATATAAGGACGATAAGCATGTTCCTATGTTTAAGTTTGGAGGTCATACTGAGTGTTTCAAAATTGATTCGCTCATTCTACAGGACTTTCCAAAAAATAAATCTTGACATAGAAACTGAATTTTGATATAATATATAAATAGAAATTGAGAGAAAAGAGTAAATGAAGCAAATAATCCCGCCAACAAATTGTCCATCATGTATGATAGACCTCGTGTGGGAGAAAGACCAGTTATTTTGCTATAACGCAGGTTGTAGTGGTAAAACTAGTAAGAAAATTGAACATTTTGCCTCCTCTCTCAAAATAAGGGGTCTCGGACCTCGCACAGTAGAAAGACTACAGATAGACTCTATCTTTGACTTATACGAGCTTCCATTAGAGATAATGATTGAGGCTTTGCAATCCGAAAAACTAGCAGTCAAACTGCATAGAGAAATTGAAAATAGTAAGTCTGTTGAGTTAGTTGACTTACTACCTGCTTTCTCTATAAAGTTAGTAGGTCGTACTGCTTCTACCAAGATTTGTTCGGTTGTCGA